GTGTACCACCATTAATATCATTAATAAGCGTTACGCTATCGGTTGCTGCTGTTAATACTTGTTCTACTGTTTGCATTTTTATACTCCTAACCTTCTAAGGCTTCTATTCTTGTTGTTAATTCAGTATTTTGTGCTGAAAGTTCTTGGATTGCTTTTACAAGCACTGGTATCAATGCTGCTTCTGCAACTTCTTGTGAGCCATCGTCTCTATCGTCCCAAAGTCTAAAGCCATCTTTAATGCTGTCATCTGCATCTATAGCTGCTTTAACTTCTTGGGCTATAAAACCATAATTGGTGTTAGAGTTTTTAAAGACTTCGGTTGAATCAGCTTTATACGCACTAAAGGTTTCAGGTAGTTCGCCTAAATTTTTGTACTTAAAGGTACGAGGCTGTAGAGCGTTGATAAAAGATAATCCTGCTGTAGAGTCTACAATGTCTTTCTTGTAGCGTTCGTCTGAAACAGTTGCCCACGTTGCTACACCATGTGCTGCTCTAATATCATTACCGCTTTCACCTACAGTTGTATAACCACCTGCACCCTGTACATTGTAACCAAAAGCGTTAGCATAGTTAGAGGTTGTAGATGTTGTATCAGCAAATGCTCCAATACAGGTATTTGCTAATCCACTAGTAATTGTGTCACCTGCGGAATAGCCTACAAGGACATTGTTTAATCCGCTTGTCACATCAAAGCCTGAGTTTGTACCAATAGATATATTTTGATAACCATTTGTGGCTGTTGGTAATGCAGCATAACCAATTGCAACGTTATTATATGCTGTAGTAACACCATGTGCTGAATACATACCCAATCCTACATTTTGGTAACCTGTGGTACAAGAATCTAAAGAAAATGAACCAATAGCAACATTCTGCGCACCTGTTGAGTTTACAAATAGAGACTCTCTACCAATACTTATATTATTTCCACCACTAGTATTGTAATACTGTGAACGATAGCCAAACGCTTGATTATTTGTGCTATTTCCTTGTCGTAATGCTTCATAACCTATAGCAATATTAAGCTCACCTGTGGTGTTGGATAGCAGACTATTACTGCCAACCGCTACGTTATATGCTCCTGTGGTGTTTGCTGTTAAAGCATCATAACCAACTGCTGTGTTGTCAGATGCAGAAGTGTTTGCTCGTAAGGCATCTTTACCTACAGCAGTATTGTAGTTTCCAGATGTATTAAGTAGTAAAGCTGATTTACCAACTGCTGTTATAGCATTACCTGTAGTATTGGTTGCTCCTGCAGCATCACCTACCGCAGTATTTGTAGTGCCACCTGTATTAGAACCTAAACTGTTATAACCCACTGCTGTATTTGCTACCGAAGTTGTATTAGCATCTAGTGCGAAAGCACCAACTGCAACATTATAAATTCCAGTGGTGTTTAAAAGTAAAGCCTGATATCCAACTGCTGTATTATTATCTGCTGTAGTGTTTGACAGCAAAGTACCTCTACCAAGAGCTGTATTTTGTTTGCCTGTGGTATTGGTAAACAAAGAAGCTTGACCTACTGCTACATTTTGTGTTCCAGTTGTCGTAGCAACACCTGCTCTACCACCTATAAAAGTATTGCTGCTTCCTGTAGTTAAAGCTTTACCTGCTTCTCTACCTATTAAAGTTGCTTCACCTGCTTCAGTTAAAGCTAAACCTGCATCATTACCAACAGCAACATTACGTTGACCAGTTGTTACAGCCGATAATGCACCATTACCTAAAGCTACATTATCTGTACCAGTTGGATAATTACCATCAAGTTTGATAGTTCCTTGTGTATCTATATTAATAGTATTGCCACCACCTAAGTAAGTAGCAACATCACTATCTGTATAACTTGAAATCGTTGAGAACGATAAAGTACCAGCACCATTGGTAGTTAATGCCTGACCATCAGAGCCATCGCTTACATTTAGAGCTGCTATTCCTACAGAGTTATCTGCTATAAGTTCACTTGGTATCTTTGTATTTGCCATTCTATCCCTCTAGTGTTTATTCAAATGTATTTGTTTCTGGATTCCAAGTCTTACCCACGTTAGCAGTTGCATTGTCCCAAGCATTTATCTCGTCTTGAGCATCAGCTTGTGCAGCAGTCACAATTTGTTCTGCTGTATTGCTGCCAGTAGTAACACTTTTATCAATAATTAATATGTTGCCACTGTCATTAGTAACCTTAAAACCTACTTTGGTTTTAGTGTCATCTTCTGAGTCTGTTTCAAATTTATCTATTGTATAAGTTAAAGACATATTATTTCCTCGTAATTATTATATTAAACGTTCCAACCTGTATTACCACCACCATAGGCAGCTAAATAAAAAGTTCTTGTTGTGCCTGTCCTATTTTTAAACGTAAGACTGTGTCCTGATTTAATAACACAAATTTTTCCATCTGTATCTGCTGCTGCAAAACCAAAACTATTGTTTGCCGAGCTAAGAACTACAGAACCATTATAGCCAACATGGAATAGTGCATTATCACCTGACCCTGTTTCATAAACAGCTAAAAGAGCAGCTCCCCCAGTGCCTGATGAGTTGATTGAATAGGTTGCATCATCTGCTAATGAAATACTAGTATTTCCTGTTAAAACACTAATATTTGCTCCACCTGTTAGAATATTTCCAGCACTATCAATCCTCATGCGTTCTGAACCAGCAGAACCAAAAGTCATAGCATCTGTACTGTGAAAATAGTTTATAAAACCTATACCATTATCTCCTTCATCGCCAAATCTAACTTGTGCAATAGTTGATGAAGGATTTAAAAATTGTAATATATTGTCTGTACTATTTTCTATTGTTAAAACAGAATTACCTGCACTGTCTATAGAACCTGCTGAACCTTTAAAAACGTGTAATTTTTGGTCAGGACTAGCAGTACCAATACCCACATTCTCTGAACTATCGATAGTAATGGCAGTTGCATCAGCAGAAGATGAAATTCCAGCAACACCACCATCGGCAAAAGATAAAGTACCACTTCCATTAGTGGTAAGCACTTGACCATTAGTACCATCGCTTACATTAAGCTGAGTGATGCCAACTGAATTATCAGATGGGGTGCCAATTGAAACAGCTTTAGCATGATAAACAGTAATAACTCTGCCATTTGCAGGAGCAGTTGAGAATGTTAATGTTGTACCAGAAACGCTGTAAGAGTCTTGAGCTTGGAACACACCATCAATAAAAACCATTAAATTGTTTTCATCGCTAACGCTTGATGTAACTGTAAAGTTTACAGTGCTACCATCACCAGCAAAAATATCTGTGGTGAATGATCCAGCACCACCACCAATAGCACCCCACTCATCTGTGTAACCTTCAAACTCACCAGTGGTTGTATTGTATCTGAACATACCTGCAACTGGAGTTCCATTTCTTTGAGCAGTTGTACCACTAGAAATCTTAATTGAGTCAGTGCCACTTAAAGTCATGTTGGCAAAAGTAGGTGAATCAGAAGTAGCTACAGCTTGACCTATAGAAACTTGACCACTGCTAACTGTAACGCCAGTACCACCAGTAATTAATGCTTGTACTTCTGCATCAGTTCTTTCAGTGAAAGAGAATACACCAGTTCCAGAATCATAAGCTAAATCTCCTGATACGCTAACAGCAGCTCTGCTTCTAACATCTGTGTAATAAAGATTAGTTCCTTCTGATAAATCGCTGGTAGATTTAGAGCTTAGGTCTAAATTAGCTCCAGTTTGTAAATTAACCCTAGCATCTGCTCTGGCATCAGTGTAATAAAGATTAGTGCCCTCAGAAAGATCGCTGGTTGATTTACCAGAGAAGTCTGAATCAAATCTTGCACTTGTGTAATATAAATTGGTTGAACCTTCTGAAATATCATCGCTATCTAATACCACAGCTCCAGTGAATGTATTAACACTGGTTACTGGTGCTGCTGCTGCTGTAAAGCTAATAACACCTGTTGAGCTGTTATAGCTTATATCACCAGAAGCAGAAATAGAGCTTCTTGCTCTAGCTGTAGTGAAATATTCGTTAGTGCCTTCTGAAAGGTCTGATGTTGATTTAGAGCTTAAATCTAAATTTGCCCCAGTCTGTAAATTAACTCTGGCATCAGCTCTAGCATCTGTGTAATAAAGATTAGAGCCTTCAGTTAGGTCTCCAGTATCTTTAGTTGCTAATCTAGTATCAAACGCTGAGTTTGCTCTAGCATCTGTGTAATAGAGGTTTGAGCCTTCAGTTAAGTCTGATGTTGAATGATTGCTTATATCTGAAACTTGACCAGTAACATTGCCAGTGATATTTCCTTCAATGTTAGCAACCAAAGTTCCAAGAGAATTAAGTGTGATATTTCCTGTGGCAGTACCATCTGCTGTAGTAAGACCTAATGTGAATTTGTCTGCTGACTCATCCCACATAAAGATGCCATTATCTTGATCACCTCTATTAATTAACATACCAGAATCATTGACTGGGCTGCCTGTTAATCCTGCATTAAGCTGGAACAGGTTATCTTCTATGTCTAAGTTTGTTGTATCTAATGATGTTAGTGTTCCATTAACAGTTAAATTTCCTGCAACTGTTAAGCTATCTGCTATTTGCACGTCATCTGGCAAAGTTAAAGTTACATCAGCAGATTCACTACCTGAGCCTGTAACTGTAATTTTGTTAGCAGTTCCTGTGATTGTTTGAATGTAGTTGCCTGTAGTATCTGTGCCCAAAGCAACGCTATCAGCTTGTACACTACCAGCTACAACCCCTAAATTATCTACAAATGTTTTTGTAACTCTGGAATCAATAGCAGAGTTAGCCCTTGCATCTGTGTAATATAAATTAGTGTTTTCTGTTAAATCGTTAGTTGTTTTATTGCCAAAAGCAGAATCAAATCTAGCTTGTGTATAGTAAAGGTTAGAGCCTTCTGTTAAATCATCAGTATCTTTAGTAGCAAGTCTTGTATCAAATCTAGCATCTGTGTAATAAAGATTAGTTCCTTCTGCTAAATTAGTTGTAGACTTGGTTGCAAGTCTAGTGTCAAAATCTGTATTTGCTCTACCTGATGTGTAATATAAATTAGTAGTACCTTCGGTTAAATCATCTGTGTCTTTTGTGGCTAATCTAGTGTCAAATGCAGAATTAGCTCTTGCATCTGTGTAATAAAGATTAACGCCTTCTGCCAAATCACCAGTATCTTTTGTTGCAAGTCTAGTATCAAAGTCTGAATTAACTCTTGCAGTGGTGTAATAAAGATTAGAGCCCTCTGCTAAATCTCCAGTATCTTTAGTAGCCAATCTAGTATCAAACATAGATTCACCCCTAGCTGTAGTCCAGTAGAGATTAGTATTCTCTGGAACAATAGAAGTATCTAGTGTTGATGTTGCTGATTGATTAGAGCCATTACCTATAAATATTTTTCCATTGTCTAAGTTAGGTGTTGCATTTGATCTGCCAGCACCACCTACTTTAATTGATCCAGCAGAAGCATGGCTTCTAATAACCTTACCTATGTTTTGTATTTGTGAGCTTTCGCCTGTTGGTGTTGTGGTTGTATAAGCTCCTGCTGTTGTAGATACATATAGAATCTGACCCTCTGAAACTCCAGAAGTATCTAAATTCTCTATTGTTCCAAAGGTAACAACCTGTAATTCTGCATTATCATTTGCATCAGATAAAGCCAATCCAAAAGCAGGCATCTTAGATGCATCGTCAGCTTTTGCTTGAGCTACTGTTGGCACATCTCCAGAAACTCCAGATATATAAACCACATCCCCAGCAGATAAAGCACCATCAGCTTTAGCATTAAACCTAATACCGCCCTCTAAATCACCTATAAATTCATTGCTTGCTGTAATAGTGTTAAAAGTAACATCACTGGTTACAGCAACAGCCTGACCAATAGCAACAACTGGTGTAGAGCTTTCGCCTGTTCCACCTGTAATTGTTACGCCAGTGCCACCAGATATGCTCTCAACATAATCGCCAGTGGTATCAGTTCCAAGAGTAATAGAGTTAATCTGAACAACTGTAGATATATCTACATCAGCACTACCATCAAAAGAGACTGAACCAACAACATCTCCTGATAGAGATATAGTTCTTGCTGTTTCTAATGTAGTTGCTGTATCAGAATTTCCTGTTAGGTCTCCGGTAACACTTCCGACTAGGTCTCCAGTGATATTTCCGACAACATCGCCTGTTAAATTCCCTGTAAATACATTGGATGAGCTAATGCTTACGCCAAAAGTAATCCAGTCATTGTTAGCAGCATTTCTTATTTTTAATACGCTGTTTGCTGTATCTACCCATAACTGATGAGCAAAAGTAGTTGAAGGCTCGGTAGCCCCTGAATTGACTGTGGCTATAGCTGCTAGAGCGTTGTTTAAATCAGCTCTGAAGTCAGCTCCGCTCTGATTGGCTAGGTTGTAATCGTGTTGTGCCATTAATTTACCTCTGTCTTATTGTACATTTAATCTGGTTGAGTTGGAAACACTACGTCATCAAAATTATCACTATCTGAGTATTGTGATGGTAGGTCTCTTAACGATTGCCTATAAGTAGCCCATTCTGTTTTCTTTGCATCAGATAAAGGACTGTCTATTGCTTGAGTCCAGTCAGTATTCTTTAGCCTGATATCTCTTATCTTTCTTATTTGTTCTTGTGTTTGTGTTTGATCATATGAGCCATTAACTATTTCATTGTTTACAACAGTTGAATTATTAATGATTTCTGGAGAGCCTTCTATCCAGCTTAAACCCTCTTCTGGGCATGAAGCATCTTCTAGTCCAGAATCACAGTTCTGCACAAATCTTATTTTACCTTCGCTGTTGTACCAACTTATTTTTCTCATATTATCTGTAAGTCACAAAAACTTGTAATACTGAAGCACCATAGCTTCTAGTTTGCCCACCTATTGTAGATGTTCCTTGTGTCTGCAAAGTCATCTTGTACTGGTAGTAATAATTAGCAGTATAAGAATCTGAGTCTGCAATTGTTTGAATAGCTTCAGCACTATCGCCATACATCTTATAATCTGCAATGTTTACATAAGTAGCAGAAGAAACCCCACCACTTGTTGATGCACTTCTTCTATACAATCTTAATTGAACAAAATCACTAGAACTACCTGAGTTAGCAACTACTGATGTGTTTCCAATAACAGCGAATGGGTTGTCTGTATTTGCAGGTGCTTGGAATACAGCAGTGGTCACTATATCTGTTTCAGATAAATTATCTGTGAACCAATAACTTTTTGCTCCAGTTGCAACTGTAAATGAGCTAACTGCTTTAGATGCTATTTGTGTAGTGCTAACACCATTTGTTTTTATAATTAGCTCGCCACCACTTGTATCAAGGGTTACATTGTCTATCTGTATTTTATCTGCTGATAAATTAGTAATTCTGGCATTATCAATAAATACTTGACCACCACTAACAATAAAAGGAGACACACTTGATCCTGCATCATTGTCAATTTTGAATGTATCAGCCAAGAAGGCTATTGTGCTGGTTGCCCCTGTTCCTGAGCTGGCATTGCTCTCAAGAACCATTTGTGCAACTTTACCATTGGCATTTAATTTCAATACATAAGATGCAGCAGCATTACCATTAATTGTTGATATAGCTGTAGCATTAGTTGTGATAGAAGATGTGTTTCCACCCACTGTAGAAGTTAAACTTGAAATAGCACTTGCATTAGCTGAGGTATCAGTTGTTAGAGTAACTATATCTCCCTGAGCTGTAGCAATGTTAGAGCTATTTGTAGAAACAGTTGAGCTTAGTGAGTTATACAAAGTAACCAAAGAAGAATCTCTGGCTTTTACCCAACCATTGTTAGATGCATTTCTTACATAAATCTGATTGTTGTCATCGGTATCTGCCCATAAATCTTGAGCTTGTAATGCATTACCATCATCCCTTGTTGATGGTGCTGATGTTGATTTTATTAATTGTGTTGAACCAGCTCCACCTGCATCAATAGCAGCAATAAGGTCTGCTCCTGCTTTGGATAGTGTTACTGCATCATCCTTTATGTCAGCAGTAGCTACTGGTGCTGTTGAGACTGTGAAAGTCAGTGTTGCTTCATCAGACTCTTGCCCCACGCTGTTAATAGATGAGACTGAAGCCACATAGTTTGAGCCCACTGGTAGATAATCTAAATCTACAAATTCTTGATCTACTATCTTGTTTGTTAATTTGTTTGATGAACTGTCTACAATTCTGACCCTGTAAGTATGATTGGGAAAATCTGTTGGCTCGCTCCAAGTTAAAAAAGCCCTGCCTGTAGAGCTAGAGCCTGAATCAGTAAATGCCAAACCTGCTGGTGGTTTAACAGCAAAATCAGCAACTGGTGTTACCAGTGGCTCTATGTTTTCTTGTGGTGGTGCTTCCCATGTGTAAATGTCTAAATACTCAATAGCCTGTATGCCAATCAACCCATCTGGTTGCAATGTCATTGACTCTATTCTAAATAGTTTGCCTGTAAAACCTACAGGAGTATATGAGACTGTAATAACATCTCCTACCTTGACTTTATAAAGCTCTGGCACAGCAGTAAAAGAAATGGTCATTTGATTTCTTGATCTTGCCAGAATAGCTTTACCCATGTTGTAAGCTACATATTTATTAACAATAAACGGAAACTCCACCACCTGCTCTAGCTCTTCACCACCATCATCAGAGGTAAAGTTTGGGCTTGCATCATGTAAAACTGTTGCTGTATCCATTTCATACTTTTTAAGAGCATTAAAAAACTGAACCACAACTTTGTTAGATTTTTGAGATTTATCTTCGTAAGTTACAGTTATTCCATTATCAGAAATTATATGATCATCAGTAACTGTAAATGATGAGGAAGCTGTATCTTCTAATGTAATTTCATATTTACCATCTATGTAATTTAAGATACCTCTCATGTTTGATAGAAGCTCTTTGGTGTTCTCTAATACATTCTTATTTGTATCTATAACACCATTACAATGAAATCTTTCAACCTTTACCAATATTTGACCTGATTCATTTGTATAAGAT